TTTGCGTGGATTGAGCATATAGTCAACGAGCGGTACCCCATAGAACCGGAGTATTCGCCCATACCTAATAAGTATCACGTTGATGTTGAAGGCCCTGCGTGCTTAACGCAATCGTGCTATAGTCTGAGAGACCATAGCAGGTTACTGACTGTTACGAAGAACGCGAAGATCGACCGTGTGATCAATGCCGAACCCACTGGTAATTCATTTCTCCAGCAGGGTCCCGGCAAGTACATACGTAATCGGCTTCGTAAATATGGAATCGACCTCTCTAATCAAGGGGCGAACCAGCGGCTGGCTTCTCTAGCTCAGCAGCTTGGACTAGCTACGATAGATTTATCGAATGCTAGCGCTTCCATATGCACACTTTTCTGTCGAGAAGTGTTGCCACACGACATGTTCGCGGTGCTTGATGCACTGCGCTCTCCAGCGTACGGATCGAAAGACCCGGAAACGAAAGAGCTTACGGTCGTCAGAACTCATGGTTTTTGTAGCATGGGTAATGGCTTCACGTTTGAACTTGAAACGCTGATATTCTGGGCGACCGCTAAGGCCGTTATGAACGTCAGTGGGTGTCGTGGTCCACTCGGTGTGTATGGGGATGATATTATTGTTCCCCAATCCTGTTCGGATTTACTTATCCAAGTGTTAGAGGTATGCGGCTTCAAAGTAAACACGAGTAAGTCGTTTACGAGAGGTCGCTTCTTTGAATCATGCGGTAAGCATTACTTCGACGGGATGGATGTTACACCAGTCTACCAACAAGATATTGTCCATTCCGAGCTAGAAATGGCCCGGATGTACAATCGAGTGTTTGAGTTGGCTTATGGCCGACCTTATTTGGACGCCGAAATGACGTTCGGAAAAGTACACTCTCGCTTAATGTCTAACCGTACCATCGAACTCAAAAGGTTTGATGCTCCATGGTGGGCAGAAGGTGATGGCTTCTTCCGTGTATTAAGCTTTAATGGAAGTCGCAACTTGAACCGCGGAGCGCTAATTACGTATATGAGCGCTGAGCGGCCGCCCCGGTTTCTCGGGGATGGTGGATTGTTTGCTTATCGCCTTCGAAAGTCGGCGAGTTTGTCAGGACTATCGCAAGATAGATCTGGCGGCCATTACCCACTTCACGTGAATCTCTTGGATCTGCAGGTCCCCGCCCTTCCCTATGAACAGGAAGGAACGGAAGGATTTGTGATCCCTCGAGTACACAACAAAAGTGTAAAATGGAAAGCAAAACGCAGGTGGATTTCATCGTCCTTTGTATCGGGCGATACATTCGAACAACTACTAAGTTGGTAGCTATTTGAATGCCTATGGGCCCCCAGGTTAAGGGGATATGAGCGAAAGCTCAAAGTGGGGTGCCTGCGCAAGCACACCCTCTCCATTTTACACTTTTG